TAAATTTAAAGAAATGCTAAACACAGTCTTTGATATTTACAATAGGACTCATGCAGATCAAAACTTGTTAAGGGTCTGGTGGATGAAGTTACAGAGCTATGATATGTCAGTTGTTAGCAAGTCATTTGATAGCTGGACTACTAGCAGCAACAAAGCTCCAACTCCTTATGACATCATATTACTTTGTAGACAAAAAAAGTTAGATGCGATGCCAACAAAAAAATTACCATATAAACCTTTAACTCCAGAAAAAAGAAAAGAAATATCTGAAAAGTTACAAGGACTAATTAAAAAAATGACAGGAGCTGTATGAAATTTACATTAAATAAAAACAATTTAGATGGGTTAGTGAGTAAGTTAAAAGAGTTAGATCAAAATGTATTATGGTCAGTAACTGTAAAGCCTTATAAGTCTACAAGGACTTTGGATCAGAACGATTATTACTGGAGACTAGTAGCAGAACTTGCAGATTACTTTGGGTTAAAATCTAAAGATGAGATGCATGAGGTGTTACTATATAAGTTATTATCTGAAGAAAAGCAGATAAAAAATTTAAAGGTAATAACTATTAACAGCACTACTAAACTAAACGTAAAACAATTTAACGAGTACCTAGAAAAAGTTAAAGAGTTTGCTAGAGGATATGGATTCAAACTTGGCGAAGAAGAAATCAAAGACTAAAGATGAAAAAAATTGGCTTAATAAAATAAGCAATTTTGGTTGCGTAGTTTGCAGGAAACATTATGAGATAGATGATGCACCACCAGCAAATTGTCATCATATCCGACAAGGTATGGGTGCAGGACAAAAGAACAGTCATTACATGGTGCTGCCACTTTGTTGGGAACATCATCAAGGTCAGGATGGATTTCATCATGCACCAAAGACTTGGCAAGAGAAGTATGGAACTGAAGCAGAACTTTTAGAATGGGTATTGAATAAACTATAAATCTAACTAATAGAAGGAATTAATAGAATATGAATTGTCCTAAATGTGAGTATGAAATGATCTGGGGTGGCGATTATGATCTAATAGATGATGATGCTAAAGAGAGTACAAGTTCTAACTTATCTTGTCATAAGTGTGGGACTATGCTTGTTGTTTATTGGGGAGATAAAGATGATTGAGTTTGCTTTTGTAATGGTAATTAATTTAGCACCAGAACCTTTAACCGATTGGCAATATGTTGGGTCATTTAATAGTTGTCAAGAAGCTGTATTATATGTAGATTTGCATTATCCAGATCCAAACAAAGTTGAAATGGAATACAAATGTTTGCAAAAAGAATATATCTATTTGCCAGAAGGTACGCAAATAAAAAATATAGACATGAAAAACAACAGCGTAAGATATTATGATAAACATAAAGTATGTAAAGTAAGGAGGGATTGTGATGGGTAAAGGATCAGGTCGTAGAAACGAAAACACAAAATTAGTAGAAGCTAACTGGGATAAAATTTTTAAAAAAAAGAAAGTAGACCCAGAAGAAAAAAGCAAAGATGATGGCTACGGAAATTTACTAGAAAAAGACAATGGCAAAGACTAGTCCTACTCAAAGAACTTTAGCTAGGTTAAAAAAAGAAAATTACGATCTGGTAGAGGTCACTGAAAAATGGTGTGCTTTTAGCAGAAGAAGGAAAGACCTCTTTGGGATAATAGACATCCTTGCATTACACAAAGGGGACACCATAGCCATACAGGTAACAAGTTATAGCAACATTGGAGCTAGGGTAAAGAAAATTTCTGAAAGTCCCTCTATCGGCTTTATACGAGATGCAGGGTGGACAATTTTAGTAGAAGGATGGAAGAAAGAAAAGAATGGAAGATATACCTCTAAAATTGTTGATTTATCTTGATAAAAAATACTTTGCAAATAACTTGCATATTTATCTAAAAGGAGGATAATGAATTTGTAGGTTAAATAAACAACAAAGGAGATGAACATGAAATATCACATTTTACAAATTAGCTTAACAGATGCAGAAGTAGATTTAATTAATGAAAAAGGTCATGGTGCTGTTGCAAGACACGCTAGACATTTACATCCAAGAAACATTTTAATACATGACTATGATCATGTTGCTAACTTTGAAGCTAATAGTTTAGCTGAAGTAGTAGCTCTTGGTAACGCTGACATTGATCGTTACAACCATCCTCAAATTGACATTGTTATAGACAATCCAGAGCAAGGTCTTGCTAGTATTAGCAAAGGCGACATCATTATTGCTGCTAAAACTAAACGAGTTTACTATAGCACTGGTTATGACTTTAAAGTGTTAGATGTAAAGCCAGAGGAATTAGTAGGATTACTCTTTGACACAAAGGAGGTGGCATAATGATTGATACTACAAAGCTACATAAAAATGACTACCTTGTAACTAAAGAGCAAGTTGCAAGGTTTATAAGCGACAGACCTGATATGTCTGCAAATGCTTTTGCTAACCTTCTTAATGGTGGCAAGTTTGAGCTTGATCACCTCAAAGATTTTATAAACAAAGATACTTTTTTAACTATTATCAAAGGAGATAAATGATGGAATTTTTATTTGACTTATTTGCAACCATCGGTCTTGTAGGACTGGTGGCTTGTCTACTAGAAGAAATTTTGTTATAATCGGAGGGTTGGGATAAGTTCGTCTTGAACTTTCTCACACTCCTTTGTAATGCCACTTTAATCGGTGGCATTTTTTTTATTTACAGGATGGAAAATATTATGTGGTCATGGCACTGGTTTGCAGGATGTCATTTTGGTGTTGAATGGTATGAAGATATGAAAATGGATGACTCTAAAAACAAAAAATTTTTTGAGTATTTTATTATTGATCTGGGGTGCATACGAATACAGAAATGTACGCAAGTTAAAAATGTCTAACGAGGAGAATAAAAATGAAAATGAAAAGAGGAAAGAAACCACCGAAAAAGTATTAAATAACAAACTTGAAAAATTACGCAGATGGTTTGAGTCTATAGGGGATTGTGTATGAGCTTATATGAAAATATACATAAAAAAAGAAAAAGAATAAAAGCAGGTAGTGGTGAAAAAATGAGAAAAGTTGGTAGCAAAGGAGCTCCAACAGCAAAATCATTTAAAGATGCAAAAAAAACTGCTAAAAAGTTTCCTGTATGAAAAATGTAAAACATTACACCAAAGATGGTAAAGAGTGGAAAGGCAATACACATAAAATGCCTAATGGTCATTTACATACAAACAAAACACACACTAAAACATCACAAAAATTAATGCACTTTAAAGACTTATCTAAAAAAGCTAAAGCCAAAGCATGAAAGACCCAAGACTAGAAAGAGCAGGTGTATCTGCATTTAATAAACCAAAAAAAACTCCAAACCATAAAACAAAATCTCATGTAGTAGTAGCTAAAGCTGGAGACAAAGTTAAAACAATCAGATTTGGTCAACAAGGTGTTAGTGGAGCAGGAAGTAATCCAACAACAATAAAAGATAAAAATAGACAAAAATCATTTAAAGCAAGACACGCTAAAAATATTGCAGAAGGAAAAATGTCAGCTGCCTATTGGGCAGACAAAGTTAAATGGTAAGCAGTCCTTGCAATGGAGTTTGTAAAATCATTGAGGAAAAAGATGGGGTAGCTAGATGTATCTCATGTAAAAGAGACTATGATGACCTAGCTCAATGGTTGTACTTGTCAGAAGAAGCAAGACTATATAGGATGGAGCAATTAAAAAATGGCTGATAGATATAAAACAATAAACATTTATGATATGTACCCAAACAGTGGTGAGCTAGAATTAGGTGCAAATTTAATTGACCCTATAGTAAGTGCAAATTTTTCAAACAGAACTGATTTAGGTAACAGTTATTTTGATGCTATGGTCGGTGGCTCATATCAACCAACTAATGAACAGAACAGAATAAATCCAAGAGCAGGTCTTTCAATGGGCAATAACAATATAAACTTGTCTGGGTTTATGGATGAATATCAAAAATCTATAAATGCTAATGCTGGAAACTTTTCTGGTGGCATAACAAAAACAGCTAATGACGAACTAATTAAAAGACTTGGCTACAATAATAATAATATTAATGCTAACATTGTCAAAGATCCATACAACACAACTTATTCTGTAGAAGGATTATTAGGTACTATGTTTGGTGGTGATGTAACAGCAGAAGCTATGAAAGACGACTACAATAAAAGGATAATGTTTAACTATCTAAAAAACTTTTAAGGAGCAATGACCCATAACGGAGTTGCATAACAATGGATAAAGAAGAACAATTAACATTAGCTAGAGAGAAAGCTGCAATAGCTAACAAAGGAAATACAAACTCTAGTAAAAAGAATAGGTTACTAAAAGAAACTCTGAACAGAATTGTTACTCAAGACGATGCTAAAAGAGCTAGAAGTATGATGGAAGCATTAGTAGCTAAAGCTGAAGAAGGCGATACACGAGCTCTGGATATCGTATTAGATCGTTTGGAAGGCAAAGTTCAAAGCCAAACAGACATAACATCTAGCGATGGATCATTACAATCTAACTTAAAGATTGAATTTGTAGATGCAGCCGACCCAAAAGTTTCCGAGTAAACTAAAGTTTTTATTTGAACCACACCGATATAAGGTAGCTTATGGTGGGAGAGGTTCAGGTAAGTCTTGGAGTTATGCAAGAGCTTTACTAATGATGGGTACAGAAAAACCATTAAGAGTTTTATGTACTAGGGAAATCCAGAAATCTATTAAGCAATCAGTGCACACGCTGCTTAAAGATCAGATACAAGCATTAGGTCTAGGTGAGTTCTACGAGATAGTAGAGAACGCTATACGAGGAAAAAATGGGACTGAATTCAACTTCGCTGGTCTTGCTACCAATACAGTTGAAAGTATTAAATCTTTTGAGGGAGTTGATATAGTCTGGTGTGAGGAAGCACAGAACATTAGTAAACGATCATGGGACATCTTAATACCTACGATCAGGAAACCTGCTAGTGAGATCTGGGTAACATTTAATCCTTACATGGATACAGATGACACTTACAAAAGATTTATTATTAATAAACCTAACAACGCTAGAATAGAAAAGGTTAATTACACTGACAATCCTTTTTTCCCAAAGGTATTGGAGATAGAAAGAGAACGCTGTAGAAATCACAACGCTGAAGATTATGGAAACATCTGGGAAGGTGATACTAAAGCTGCTGCTGATGGTGCTATCTATCACAATGAGATAAGACAAGCACAAGAGTCTGGAAGGATTACTAATGTACATCCAGATGCTTTATTAAAGACTCACATTGTTATGGATCTAGGATGGAATGATTCTATGTCTATTATTTTATGTCAAAGAAATTTGTCCGAGATAAGGATCATAGATTACATAGAAGATGATCACAGGACTTTAGATAGCTACTCGGATCAACTGAAGCAGTTAGGACACAACTGGGGTACGATGTATCTACCTCATGATGCTAGGAACAAAGACTTTAAGTATGGAACATCAGCAGAAGAAATTATGCAAAGACTTAACTGGCAAACAGAAGTTATACCTAAAGCAAATATAGAAACTGGTATTAAGTTAGCAAGGATGACATTTGAGAGAGCTTACTTTGATCAGGATAAAACAAAAAGATTAATAGAGTGTTTAAAGAATTATAGAAGAAGCATCAATCAAACAACGCAAGAACCACAAGCACCTTTGCATGATGAATACAGTCATGGTGCTGATGCTTGGCGATATACTTGTGCAGTTGTAGATGCAATGAGTAACGATGATTCATCTTGGGATCAACCACTAGAGATTAACAAATCATGGATAGTATAAATGGCATACGATAAGAAAAAAATGAACGCTGATTCTGACGACAATAGAGAAATGTTAAATATTGTTGAGTCGCATATTGATGACAGTTTAGGGTTTATTGAAACTGAAACCTCGCAAGAAAGACAGACAGCTCTTGAATACTACATGAGAGAACCTTATGGCAATGAGGTTGAAGGTCGTAGTCAGATAGTAACAGGTGAGGTTGCAGAGGTTGTAGATGGTGCACTACCACAAATTATGAAGGTGTTTACCCAAAGTAATAATGCTGTTGTGTTTGAGCCAGTAAATGAAGGTGATGCTGAAATGGCTGAACAAGCTACTATGATGGCTAACCATGTATTCTATAAAGACAATAATGGCTTTGAAGTTATGAACTCTTGGTTCTGGGATGCATTATGCCAGAAGGTAGGTGTAGTAAAAGCATATTGGGATGACAAGAAAGATACAACAAAAGAAAAATATGAGATGCTTACTGAAGATGAGCTAACCATGATCATGCAAGACGAGGAAGTAGAAATTGTTGAGCAAGAAGAATATGAAGAAGTTATAGAACAAGACCCACAACCAGCAGTAGACCCAATGACAGGTCAACCTATGATGGATGAGATGGGTATGCCAATGATGATGGAGACACCTCCAATTATTAATGTTTACTACAATGTAAAATGTAAACGCACAAAAGATTACTCTAAAATAAAAATAGAGAATGTAGCTCCAGAAGAATTTTTAATTGATAAAAGAGCAGTGACAATTGAGGAAGCTGATTTTGTTGCTCAAAGAAGTTTAGTGACTCGTTCAGATTTAGTAGCAATGGGATATGATCCAGAAGTTGTGCAGACATTGCAAACTGGTGATACTTTAGACTTTACTCCAGAGAGGGTTGCAAGATTTGGTTCAGGTGAGCAACCTTTTAATACTAATGACTCAAATGATGAGTCAATGGAGTTGGTTGAATACTACGAATGTTATGTTAGAACAGACCTTGATGGTGATGGAGTAGCAGAGCTGCATAGAGTCTGTTATGCAAGTAATAAAGTATTAATGAGTGAAGAATGTGACTACATACCTTTCCATAGTGTTTGCCCACTCCCAATACCACACAAATTCTTTGGTCAATCATTAGCTGATAGAGCAGTAGACTTACAACTTATTAAATCTACAATTACTAGACAGATGCTAGACAACTTGTATCTTACAAACAATTACAGAGTTGGTGCAGTAGAAGGTCAAGTAAATCTTGATGACTTACTCACATCTACAGCAGGTGGTGTTATTCGTATTAAAAACCCTAATGCATTAGTACCATTATCAGTACAATCTAGTGCAGCACAATCATTCCCTATGCTGGAATACCTAGATGGTGTACAAGCAAAAAGAAGTGGTGTATCAGAAGCATCACAGGGTCTTGATCCTAATATCCTCCAGAATGTGACAGCCACAGCAGTAAGTGCAATGAGTAATGCAGCAGGTGGTAAGATTGAATTGATAGCTCGTATCTTTGCTGACACTGGGGTTAGTTCTCTTATGAAGGGTATCTTGCATTTACTTTGTAAGTACCAAGACAAAGAAAGAATCATCAAGGTAAACAACAAATATATACCTATGAATCCTAGAGAGTGGGATACACAATACAATGTCACAGTCAATGTTGGACTAGGAACTGGTAGCAAACAAGAACAGCTAGGTGTGATGCAAATGGTCTTGGAT